AATTATTAAAAATATAAAAGTAGTGTCTAATAGGCAAATCAAAGTATTTAACTCTCATCGCCCTTACCTCAAATATCGCTATTTTTGTTTTCATTATTTAACTTTACTAAGTTTCTTACTTTCAAATAGTTCATACTTCTTTAGTAAATGTGAATAGTTTTTAACTTGTTTTTTGTTATCGGAGTAAAAGTCATCCTGCTGAATTGCCAGGAATGGATAACAAGTAAGCGTTAATAGGTTGCCTAACTTAGAGCCAGTTGCCCACTTGTCTATATGGTAGTTGTCTGGCGCTTCTAGGAATCTATCATAAGCCTTTTGGAACACACAGTAACAATGGAATCCTGAAACGTTATCCACTTGTTTAAAAAAAGGCATTCCTTTATAATTATCTAACTGGGATGTGGTATATAACCCACCTAACAATATATCTACTTCTTCAGGGCAAATGTTAACCATATTCATAAATAGTAAAAATGAATCTTTGTCGGTAAACTTAATATCGTCTTCCATTATTATAACGTATGGCCAATTCTGCTCCTTTGCCTTCGCCACTACTGACCTATGAGCCTGTGATATTCCCGCTTTAGGTGAACTGGTAAATATAGCCTTTTGAATCCCGAAGGTATCAATACCGGCATATTCAGTCTGCTCCTTTAAGTTCTTAACCCGCTCTTCTCTCTGATCATTATGAATTACAAATATCATCTTGCCATTATTAAGTTCTCTCTATTCATACTAATAATCTTAAAACCTTCAAATTTAAAAATATAATCAATATACTTATCAGTTTCTTTAGAATTAGTCTCAACACAAACCATTTTACACTTAACTTCATCTAGGTTAATCTGCTCCAGTATCTCATAGTCTAAACCCTCACAGTCAATAGAAATAAAATCAAATGTTTTATACTTAGCAAATTCTAGGAATGATTTAAAGTCTAGCATTTGTACCTCTGCCAATTCAAATTTAAATGCGCCACGCCATCTATCTACCTCAGATTGCTTAACGGTCGAATAGTATGTGTCATTCATTTGCATCATTACTGTTTTATTCTCTGTGCCTATTGCAAACCTATATTGAATAACTTTATTAAATTCTTTAAGATTATCGCATAGTTTTTCAAATATTACTAGGTTTGGCTCAACGCAAATACCTGACCATCCCAACTCAACTAAGGCTCTAGTATTAGATAGGTCTATCCCATCATATGCTCCTAAGTCTAAAAAAGTACCCTTAAAATTTTTAAAGTAACTAAGAATTACTTCCTCTTCGTTGTTTTGTGAATACATAGTGATATATCGGTTTTGTTATTCTATATTCTGTTTTAAATACTTTGTTATCATTAAGTCTCTTTGCCCACTCGTAATCCTCTCCGAAATTAATATCCTTAAATTTATATGGTAGTATCAATTCTCTCTTCATACAGGCAATGTGATTAGGAAACCTTCGATAACTAATTTTACCATTTTGTTTTACCGTATCATAAGGTAAGCCTAAACCCATCTCCCAATATGCTTGATTTTTTCCATTCGTTGTGATGTAACCGTTAATCGGTATAACATCGGCATTGGATTTAATAGCAGTCATTAATTCTAATACGTAATCATTACTAGGCATATCGTCATCGTCAATAAAAACAATATATTCAGACTTCGCCATTTCAATAAGTGAATTACGCTTATGCCCTACTGTCATATCGCCTCTTTTGTCTATTAATGAAATAATTGATACGCTATTATCAAATCCACAGGTATTTATTTGAGTCTTTAAATTATTGACAAGCGCATTAAATGAATCGCTACGTTCAAATATCGAAGGAATTAATATTGAAAGTTTAATCATTCAGCTTTCTCCTTACCCATTCTTTGTGATGAGTATCTTTAATTTTGCCTTTTATTTCATCCTTAGATAACCCAAAGTTTTGTTTGAAACGCTTTAAATATATTGCTTCGCCTTCACTCCACGTAGCATCGTTGCGTTGGTTAATGGCATCTTTATTCTTTAACTTAGTATAGTGATTATGCTTGAATATAATATCTAATCGGTAAACAGTTGCATCTAATAAATCACAGACACTTGATAGGTCTGTGTCGCAAAACATGTGTTTGTAAAGTGGATTATAAATGTAACCTAGTTTATCATACAATGCCCTATCCATAATTGGCAAGGTTGCTATCCATTGTTGAGAGCCATCGTTAGTCTTTAATAATTTACACTTATAGCCTTTTAATGCCTTTCTTATTGTAGTGTCCCATCCTTGTTGCCACTCATCAAAATCATCTGAGGCTACCATTAGTATTTTACCTGTTGACGCTTTAGCACCGTTGTTTATAGCACCGACACAATACCGATTATCGCTAACAAGTGTAATAGGAGAATATATACCGCAGCTAATATTCGTATAATCTTTAGTTTCATCATTGTCAATAGATATTATGTATTCGATTAATTTAGGTTTATCTGCCTTAGAAATCATTTCATTAAAAACCTTACTGGCTCTCTCAGGTCTATTTCGTGAAGGGTGTATAACTGATATTTTCATTCGGCTAAATTACTATTATTATTACTAAACTCAAAATAATTATTAGTATAATTCAAAGCTAGTTGTAAGCGTTCGGTAAATGACAAATCTTTAAGAATATCTAACTCGCTAGTGATCTTTTTAAACTCAATCATTTCTTTATTAAATTGATTAATTTTAGCTACTAGATGACTAGGATGTACCTTTAATTTCTTTGCCTCAATTTTAATAGCATCAAATCCTGAGTTACTATATAACTTAGATAAGTATTCCCAATGCCCTCTTGATATTTCATTGAATATCTCTTTTTGCATCCTTCCTGTCATGATAGTTCGTTTATGTTTATATTGTTTTCTGCAAATATGCAATCTATACGCTCTAATACCATATCAGCGGTTACTTTATCATCATATTTAAAGTAGCTTCGTATCTGCGAAATATTCCAAAGTGTAGCTAAATACCGAATAGAATTATTACAATGCTTGTATCTAATAGAATCATCCTCATCGTTTAAATTAAATTCTAAAATTGCTTTCATAGTATATTGTTTATTTTGTTTATATAATTTTCATCTGTGAAGTATCCAAAGTCTTTTAACCATTGAAGGTATTCGTCATTATTAGATATTGTAATAGGCATATATTTATCTTGCCACTTTTTATAATATGCAACCGATTGCATCCAATGGTCAAAGGTAAGATAATTGCCATCACTAAACCCAAAGATATTATTTTTATTTAAAGAACAGTTTTGGCATTGATACCAACCAGTTTCAAGTACCGATTGAGCCGTTACCACTTCAGCAAATTTCACATTTTGTATAACGCAAATTGTATATACATTGCCATAAGTGAGCATTGTTATACGGATTATTAAAGGTATAATCATATCTTAAATAATCTTTTATTCTCCATTGCCATACAATATTCATAGTCGGTAACAGTAAACTCAATAGGGATGCCCTCAGTATTAAATTGACGATACAAATAATAATCCTCTTTATCCCCATTTTTAAATGTTACTCCAAAACCATAGCAACGGAACTTCTTACCGCTTAAATTCTCTACCGTATCATTCAATACTGGTTTAAACTTTAATCTTTGATTTTCAAATAATGTTAGCATAGGTTATCTTTTAAATGTTTGTTTTCTGTTTCTAATTTATCTAATTCCTTTTGCAATACTAATACTTTGTTTTTATAATCAAAGTACATACTCATATATTTAGACTCTTTTTTTATTAACTCATCTATTGTTAATTGGCTATCTGAAAGTAAACCAATCAATTTAAAAGCAAACTCTTTACGTTCTTCGCTTATACCTTCTTTTTCAGTTGAGGAATAAAGGTAAGTTGACATTGCTAATATACGAGCCTTTAATTTTAGTATGTTAATCTCTTCCATCAAAAAGGGTTTTCATTAATTACTGAATCAAACCCTACGTTCATAGGCATCTGAGGTACTACTTTATTATCTAACATATACTTTCTTACTCCATTTATTTCCTCGTAATATCTATTCTTTTTCCAATCCCAATTAATTACTGCATTACCTAACCTACCGCTACCTTTTGGTTTTGCTTTTTGATTAAAAATAATTGTTTTATTCTTACCGTATGGTTGCCCTGTTTCATCACATAACCACTCAGGAGGAACGTAAACAAGTAGCATAGTCATTGCCCTTCTGCTCACTACCTGACCACCTGCCCACTCGGTTTTCAAAGCAGAACGTACATACCAATTACTTGTGTTTTCATCTTTAATTGGCTTTACATCGCCCACGT